AAATTAAGCTGATTAGGTTCGGGCAACAAGGCAAAACTGGCAGCCCAAAGCGCGAGGGTGAATCTGAGGCAGATCGTAAGAGGCGTAAATCATTTAAGGCGCGTCACGCAAAAAATATTGCCCGAGGCAAAATGAGTGGATCTTATTGGTCAAATCGTGTCAAGTGGTGAAGTTGTCGTTTTGGCGTTTGTGCATAAGAAGCATAAAATGGCTTGTTAAATCCGCTTAAACATGTCACAAGAAGAAACTTCAGTGGAGCAGAGTGTAGATACGCGCAAGCTAGAGGACGAACTAGAGGCAATGCGCAGAAAAAACGCCGAGCTTTTGGATGAATATAAGAAAGCAGTCCAGTCAGCAAAAGCCATTCCTGACGGCGTAGACGTTCAAAAGCTGATCGAATTTAAGCAAAGAACTGAGCAATCAGAGCTGGAATCAAAGGGCAAATACACAGAAGCACGGCAAGCTCTTGAACAACAATATCGCGATGCTGCAGCAGAAAAAGACAACAGAATCCAAGAACTTGAGGCGCGAGTCAAGGAGCTTGAGCTTATTTCGCCAGCCATCACCGCACTTGCTGATGTTGTCTACGACCCTGACATGGTACTCAAGACAAAGCTATCATCTGACAAGATTGAACGTGAGGCCGATGGAACTGTTGTTGTTGTTGATGGTTATGAGCGTAAACCAGTAACTGATTGGGCGAAGTCAAATCTGCCTGAGTGGATGCAAAAAACTCCAAGACCTACTGGTGGCGGAGCACCATCAAGCAGAAGCACTACAGAAGTCCCTTCTGGAACCAAAAACCCATTTCTGCGCGAAAATTACAACTTGACAGAACAATCGCGTCTCTTTAGAACTGATCGCGACTTATATGACAGATTAAAATCCGCAGCTAATGGTTAAAATATAAATAAGCAAGGCTGTGCCTTCGCGCCTCTGTGGGGCAATCTGTAAACCTTTAACGATTATTTATCATGGCGACTCTTCGCTCTGATATTATCGTGCCTGAAGTATTCACTCCATATGTGATTGAGCAAACTACACAACGTGACGCTTTTCTCGCGTCTGGTGTAGTTCAACCACTGGCGGAGCTAAATGCTACAGAGGGCGGCGATTTTATCAGCATTCCTTTCTACAAGGCAAACCTAAGTGGCGACTTTGAGGTGCTGACTGACAGCTCTTCATTGACACCTGGCAAAATTACGGCCGACAAACAAGTTGGCGTTATGCTCCATAGGGGCAGAGCGTTTGAAGCGCGAGATTTGGCAGCACTTGCTGCTGGATCAGATCCAATGGCTGCAATCGGTCAGAAAGTTGCTGATTATGTTGCTAATCAACGCCAAAAGGATCTACTTTCTTGTTTGGCCGGTGTTTTTGGAAGCCTGGGGTCCACTAGCTCTTCTGCTGCTTTCTTCGGGCTAACAGTTGATGGTGAGTCTGGCGATTCACCCACCATGCTTTCACCGCGCCATATTGCTGAGGCTAAGTCCTTGCTTGGTGACCAAGGTGAGAAACTGGCGGCCGTGTGTATGCACAGCTCGGTTTTTTATAGCTTGGTTGAGCGTCGCGCAATTGATTATGTAACTAACACTGAGGCCCGACTGGACACGGCGGCGACTGGTGCAAGTACAATCAATGCTTTTGGCGGCTCAGTTGCTCGTGCATATGAAGACGCGAACACATTTGCAACCTATATGGGTCTGCGTGTGATTGTGTCAGATGATGTTCAGACAGCAGGCTCGGGCAGTTCTACTGAATACGCGACATACTTTTTTTCGCAGGGCGCGGTAGCCTCTGGGGAACAGATGGCGCTAAGAAGTGAAACTGACCGCGATGTGTTGGCCAAAAGTGATGCACTCAGCCTCGACCTTCACTACTGTTATCATCCAGTAGGATCGAAATGGGCAGTGACAACTGTAAACCCAACTCGCGCACAGCTTGAAACTGTGAGCAATTGGTCGAAAGTGTACGAGACCAAAAACCTCGGCATTGTTCGTGCAACTGTTACTTCCAACTTGGACTAAGAGGTAACTAATTATGGCATCAATCTTCGAGGCAACAGCGGGCAAACTAATCGGCCCAACTACTGGTGGCACTGTTACTCAGGCAACCAACAAAGGCACGGCAGTGACTCTGAACACTGATTCGGGCCAAATCACCATGAATAACGCGAGCTTGGCTGGCGGAGCAGAGGTGAGTTTTACGGTCAACAATGACCGAATCAGCAGCACAGATGTGGTTGTGGTTAATCACAGCTCCGCTGGAACTGCTGGTTCATATTTAGTGCAAGCCAACAGCATTGCTGACGGCTCATTTGCAATCACAGTCGCGAACGTTGGCAGTACAGCTAGCGAAGCAATTGTGCTTTCTTATGTCGCACTAAAGGGTGCATCCTCTTAATGGGTTTGTACGCCTTCAAACGTCTCAGGGAGCGCGAGGCTGCTGCGCAAGCGGCGGCCTCTTCCTCTATTGAGAATAAAAAATCGCCAAGTAAGAAGAATGGCAGTGACAATCGACGCAACAGCAGGCGGAGCCAACGCGAACAGTTATCTGACGCTAACGGCGGCAAATGATTTTGTTGACGCGATGGTACAGAACGCAGATGTGACCGACTGGGGCACTGGTACTACTGACAGTCGTAATCGCGCATTAGCTTACGCTGCACAGAGGCTGGACAGAGAAAGATTTCTTGGTGCTCGCGCTACTGAGACACAGGCGATGCAATGGCCTAGAACTGGTGTCAGAATTAATACTTATTCAGTTGGATTTCCATTTAGGGTCACAACAGATTACTACACAGACACTGAGATTCCTTATGAGATAAAGCGAGCGCAGGTTGAGCTTGCCGTATATTTGCACAATAACAAAGATGGCGTGAGTTTGAGTGGGCTAGAGGATTTTAAAAAGCTCAAAATTGGCAGCATCGAGCTTGACACTGACAAATATGGGGCAGTTGGGGCCGATAGAATACCTCCGATGGTCGAACGCTATCTTGTAGGACTTAGAATTAGTGGACCAGGCAACATTGCAGTTAAGCGGAGTTAATCATGATGTTTGACAACGGCGCTGAGGCGATTACTGATACAAACGCACACACAGGGCGATTCTGTGCTGTGTATTTTTATGAAGCAAGCACTATTAGCGCGATAAGTGCTGAAGACATCACCGGCAACTCTCTTGCTAATGAGCAGTTTCCAGCCGACTCATACTTGTATGGCACGATCACAAGCATCACACTGAGTGGTGGTGCAGCAATTGCGTATCGACTGTAATGGCATTAAAAGATGCACTGAAGCGAGCTGCTGACACTGCAATCAAAAAAGTTGGTGGCGACGTTACAGTAAACTTTATAACTCAAGGCGCTTACAACACGACTTCAGGCGAGGTGTCTGAAAGCATTTCATCTGAGACAGTCAAAGGAGTCTTGGATGATGTTAAGAATGTCGAGAAAAATAATTTGACATATGGTGCAAGCAAAACATCGATTCTAGAGATCGACAAAAAACTTACAGTATCGGCGCTATCACTGAGTAATGAGCCGTTGATTGATGACAGAGTTACAATTGAGAGCGTAATCTACCATATTGTTAGAGTCGACGTTATTGAGCAAGACAATGAGGCGATTGTCTATGAGATTTATTTAAGAACGTAATGAGCAGAAAAATCATTAAAATCGACAAGATAGATGATTATTTATATGGTCAGGTTGAACGGCTTTTGCGTGTTGTAGTGTTTGAGACTGACAAAAGGCTTAAAAAGAGTAGCCCAATCGATACTGGCACACTAAGATCAAGTTGGCAGGTCGGCGAGAATACAAGCAATGATGCAAACGTAAAGCCTAAGGGCGACTATGGCATAGCCATCACACCGCAAGTTGGGTTTAACTATACGGCGGGCAAAGAGAAGCTGGGCAATAATTATCATTGCTACAACAATCAGCCATACGCCGAACCAGTTATCTTCGGCACAAACTTGCCATATTCATGGCGAAATGCCAAGCCACCTGGTTGGCGCAGTAAAAACAATCAAATTACAAAAGGCTATCCAGATCAGATCGCCAAAAATATGCAGAGGTTTGTCACAAAGGCATATGATCAAATTGTGCAAGGCAAAAGGTAATGGCGGCTTTATCACTCAATGATGTCCGAGCAGTCATTGAGACGCATTTACTGGCAGGTTTTGGCGCAGACGTTAATACAGAAGCCAACTTTACTTTGATTAGTGAAAGCGGCATAACTATTGTAACTGAGTCGCCTGAAGCGACTGCCACTCCAATAGCGTTCGCCAACCTTGTCTACAAGCCCACCCCTAGAGATTCTTATTTGCAATGTACGGTTGAGTTTGACGCGACACAATACATAACGTTTTC